CGAATCCTGCTCCGGGAGCTCATAGCCGCCGCCCGGCAGGACGGGCTGCACGCCATGATCGGGGGGATCGACGCCTCGAACGCGGCCAGCATAGCCCTGCACGAAAAATTCGGTTTCAGGCACGTGGGGACGCTGCCCCAGGTGGGATTCAAGTTCGGGCGCTGGCTCGACCTGGCGTTCTATCAGTTGCTGCTGGAAACCCCGGCCCGCCCGGTGGACGGCTAGAACGCGGACAGGGTGGCTCCGGGCCGCCCGGGCCGATCACTCTTCCCCGGATTCGGCCCTCGGCAGGGTGAAGCGGAAGCAGGTGCCGCCCCCGTCCGAGGAGGTCACGGTTATTTCCCCGCCGTAATGGGTCACGATCTGGCGGCAGATGGCCAACCCCAGGCCGGTGCCGAACTCCTTGCTCGAGCGCTGGTTCACGTCGTGCACCTGGTAGAAGAGGTCGAAAATCTGTTCCCGGTCCTCCTCGGCTATGCCCTTGCCCGTGTCGCAGACCTGGATGGTCACGGTGTCGTCCTCAGCCTCCACGGACAGTCTGACGTACCCCTGTTCCGTGAATTTGAGGGCATTGTCGAGCAGGTTGATGAGCACCTGCTGGAGGCTGTCTCCGTCCGCCACCACGTAGAGGGGGAAGGCGGGGGGCTCGACCAGGAATCTGACCTGCCCCTTGGCAGCGGCCCGGCCCTTGAACGCCTCCGAAGCCCGGTCCAGCAGCGTTGCGACGGACAGCTTCTCGTCCCGCCACTCCATGCGCCCGGACTGGATCTTGTTGAGGTCCAGCAGGTCGTTGACCAGTCGGCCCAGCCGTTCCGCCTCGCTGCGGACCACGGCCATGTTCTGCATGAACTTGGCCGCCTTGTCCCCGGAGGCCTCCTCCCTGGCCAGGTCCGGATAGAAATCCTTGCCAAAGCTCTTCTCCATGAGCTTGAGGAATCCGAGGATGGAGGTCAGCGGAGTGCGCAACTCGTGGGATGCGGACGAGAGAAACAGGGTCTTTGCCTGGTCCAGGGCGATGAGGTCCCTGTTGGCCTCGGCCAGGTCCCTCGTCCGTTCGGCCACCGTCTCTTCAAGCCCCTCCTTGACCTTTTCCAGCTCCATGCGGGACTGCTCTATCTCGGTGATGTCGATGATGGTCTCCAGCAGCAGAATCTTTCCGCTTTTTTCGACAAAGGAGACGGACTTCATGATCGGGATGGTGTCCCCTCCCCTGGTCAGGAGTTCCCGCCTGGACAGGTCGTGGGGTTGGCCCTTGTCCAGGATCGGACAGTTGTTCAACTCCGCCGGACAGGTCAGCCTGTGGCAGACGTTGCCGACCACCTCTTCGCGGTCCAGGCCCGAGAGCTCCAGGGCGTAGTCGTTGATGGACAGGATCCGCCGGGTATCGGGGTCGACCAGCATGATGCCCACCGCTATGGAGTCCAGCACCTGGTGGAGGAACCGTTCGTTGCTGGCGATCTCCGCAGCCTGGGAGAGCTGCTCCCTGTGGGATTGGTCGATTTCCGCGAAAAGGGTGTGGATGGTTCGGGCAAGGGCGCTGATCTCGTCATCCCCGGCCACGTCTATGGAGGGACCGTCTTCGGCCCGGCCGATGGAGACCACCTGCTTTTGGAGGCGCTCCAGCCGCCCGAGAATCCTGTGCTGCAAAAGGAGAAAGGCCAGGGCGGCGAACAGGACGATCGCGGCACCGATGATCGCGGTGTTGTAGAGGGCCACCTTGTTGCCGTACCGGGATATCCGCCTGTCCATTTGGACCAGGATCATGCCGTCCGGGCCGTGGTTCAGGGTCTTGAACAGGCCGAGCGCCTGTGCCGTGGAGCCGTCGACGTTGATGACGAGTTCCTTTTTTCCCTTCAGTTTTCCGGCCAGGGCCGGGGCTTCTGCGGGAAGCATGATCCGGACCGGCACCCCGGCGGACTTGCCGATGTCCTCCACGTCCTCCGCCGTGAGCGGCTTGGCCATGGCCAGGGTGCCCATGACCGGCCCCTGGCCCTCACTGGTGAGAATGGGGCGGACCGCCAGGAGCTGGAACGTGTCCCCTATGCGGGCTATGCCGCCCCTGCCGCCGTCCCCGCCCAGGGGGGGCATGTCTCCCTTGATGACGGGGAAGATTTCTTTCAGGAGGGCCGGGTCGTCCTCTCCCTGTTCCGTTACTCCCCGGGCGTAGACCGTATCCCCGCAGGCGTCGCGGATGACGATCGCGCTGAGGCCCTGGTCGAGAAAGGTGGACAGGGGCAGGTTGGAAGTCACGAACCGGCTGTTGCGGTCCTGGACGAAGCGGTAGGTGTCGTCCCAGGACGACCAGTCCCAGACAAAGGCGTCGAGCTGGCGCACGTTGTCGTCGAGTTCATGGCGGACGGCCTTCAGGCTGTCCAGGATCTGATGCTGCTCGATCTCGGAGAAGCCTGCCCGGATGATGAAACCGGAGATGAGAAAATGGACGGTGAAGATTGCTGCGCACAGAATCAGCCCGCCGGTAAGAGAAAACTTCCTGAGTTTCAAAGGCCCCTCACCTTGCCAGGACGGTTGTGACAAAAATATAGGGCCATTTTTCCGTTCGGGCAACGGCGTTATTTTTTTTCAAGGGAAAATCGTCAGGGACCGAATTCACTGTTGGGCGGCTTTCAACCGGGACATTCTCCGCATTTTTCCATGGTCTTCGGGACCACCGGGAGAGTGAAGAAGAATGCGCTTCCCCGCCCGGGCTCCGATTCCACCCAGATGCTGCCCTCGTAGTGCTCGACGATTTCCTTGCAGATGGCCAGCCCCAGCCCGGCTCCCTTGGCCTCGCTGGTCACGGTGTCGCCCGAGCGGATCTTGTGGAATTTCCCGAACACCAGCGGCTGTTCCTCCTTGGCGATGCCGATGCCGGTATCGGAGACGGCCACGGTCAGGGTATCGCGGCTGGCCCGTATCCGTACCCGGACCTCTCCCTTGCGGGTGAACTTGCTGGCGTTGTTGAGCAGGTTGATGAGCACCTGCTTGATCTTGTCCGGGTCGGCGTGGATCAGGGGGACGGCTTCCGGGAAGTCCACGAGCAGGTCCACGTTGGATTTGACCGCAAAGGCCCCGGACACGCCGGTCACGGCCTCCCTGATGATGTCGCACGGGTTGACGAAGGCGTCGTTCCAGCCCGCATTGCCTGACTCGATGCGGCCCAGGTCCAGGAAGTCGTTGATCAGCCGGGTCAGCCGCTCTCCCTCGGTCTCGATGATGGCCAGGTTCTGTCGGATGCGCTTGCCCTTTTTTTCCAGGGCGGCGCTGACGGCCAGGGGGTGGAAATGGCGGGTGAATTCGCGCCCCGTCAGCTTGGCGAATCCCCGGATGGAGGTCAGGGGCGTGCGCAGCTCGTGGGAGACCGAGGACACCAGCGTCGACTTGATCTCGTCCAGCTCGGTCAGGCGGACGTTGGCGGCTTCAAGCTCCCTGGCCTTGCGCTCCAGTTCGGCGGTGCGGTCCTCGACCTTGCTCTCAAGCTCCTCGTTGAGCAGGGTGAGCGCCTCTTCGTTGGCCTTGCGCTCGATGGCCATGGCCACCTGTTCCGAGACCGCCTCCATGAAGGCCACGTCGGCCTCGGTGTAGTGCTGGGAGTGGGAGTAGTGCTGCACGGCCATGGCGCCGATGATGGTGCCCTGCACCTTGAGCGGGACCCCCAGCCAGACTGCGGGCACGGTCCCCACCAGGCCGATGTCCCGCATGGACTCCGGGGTGAGGATGTCGTCCCTGGTGAGCAGGAGGGGCTCGCCGGTGCGGACCACGTAGGCGGTCAGGCTCTTGGTCCCGGGGTCGCTGACGTTCTGGATCACGTAACTGGTGTCGTTCTCGTCCTCGAAATAGGGAAGGACGATCCGGTCCTCTTCCTGGTCCAGCACGGCGATGAAGAAATTGGTGGCGTCGATGACCTCGTCCAGTATGGCGTGGATGGTGGAGTAGAGGTGGTGCAGGTCGGTAGTCGTGCTGATCGCCTTGGAGATGGCGAACATGGCCCGGGTGGTGCGCTCGTGCATCTTGCGCTGGGTGATGTCCTGGAGGAACCCCTCGTAATAGAGGAAATTCCCATCCTGGTCCCGGACGGAGCGGACGTTCTCCGACACCCAGATCAGGGTGCCGTCCTTGCGCCTGAGGTTGATCTCGTAGTGTTCGAGCTTGTCGTGGTGCTGCATGGCTTCCAGGAACTTCTGCCGGTCCTCGGCGTGGACGTATGAGTCGAACTTGGCGTCGTTGACCGAATCGACCATCTCCTCCGGGGAGGCGTAGCCCATGATGCGGGCCATGGAGGCGTTCACCGTGATGAACCGCCCCTCGGGCGTGGACTGGAAGATGCCGTCGCTGGCGTTGGCGAATATCTCGCGGAACCGCTGCTCGGATTCCTTGAGCGCCCCTTCGGTAAACTTCCATTCGGTGATGTCGGTGTGCGTTCCGGCCAGCCGCTGGATTTTTCCGTTTTCGTCCGCCACGCCGGTGCCTCGTCCCATCACCCACCGGTAGGAGCCGTCCTTGTGGCGCAATCGACTCTCCACCTGGAAATGTTCCACCTTGCCGTCGATGCACTCCTGGTTGGCCTTGACGACCCGGTCGAAGTCGTCCGGATGGATGGCGTCCTTCCACGACTCGATCTTGTTGGGGAATTCGTCGTCGGTGTAGCCGAGGATTTCCTTGTACCGGGGCGAAAAGTAGACCTCGCCGGTGGTCAGGTCCCAGTCCCAGATGCCGTCGTACGCCCCCCGCACCACAAGCTCGTAACGTTCCTCGCTCTTGCGCAACGCCTCCTGGGCCCGTACCCGGTCCGTGACGTCGATGAGGGAGCAGACCCGGTCCCTGGTCTCCGGGATGAGCTCGATGGAGATGTGCACCTGCTTGCGCTCGTTGCCCTTGGCCAAGAAGATGAAATCGAATTTTTTCGGCGCGTCGTGGTCCTCGGCACGCACGGCGTGATAGCGGGAGATCCTGTCCTTGTCGTCCGGGTCGATGAACTCGAACCAATGCATCTTCCCTTCGATTTCGTCGGCAGGATACCCGGAAAGGCTTTCAAACTGGGAGTTGCAACTGTGGACGACCAGGTCGTCACCGAAGATGACCATGGCCGAACCCGTGTTCTCGAACAGGGTCCGGTAATAGTTTTCGCTCTTTTGCAGCGCCTCTTCGGTCCGCTTGGTCTCGGTGAGGTCGATGACCACGCCCCTGGAGCCCACCGGGCGTCCGTCCTTGAGCACGCCCTTGGAAAAGACCCGGATCGGAAACTTCGTCCCGTCCTTGCGCAGGGCCACGTATTCGTCCCCGGGGGTCGCCGTCCCCGAGAGCGCCCGCGAGAGGTTCCCCCGGGCCCGTTCCCGGTCCCCGGGGGGGAGCGTGTCCCAGATGGTGAGCCCGGCTAAAGCCGCGCGCGAAAATTCGCGGCGAACTGTGAGATAATCCCCCTCGCCTTCCTTGTTTCATATTTTGAAAGACTGTTTCAAAAACAAAGGGTCACGTCAAAGATTTTTGGCGTGACCCTATCTATATGTATTAGGTCGAGGTTGGACCGCAGCCCCAGGAGGTGAGTTCGCTGAGGCGGTTGGTTGCGATCTCGAAGTAGGCATCCGACATTTCGATGCCGATAAACTTACGGGCCGTCTCGAGACAAGCCTGGCCAGTGGAGCCGGAACCCATGAACGGGTCCAGGATCGTGCCGCCCTCGGTTGCGATCTCCAGGAGGTTTCGCAGCAGGGGGACGGGCTTTTCGGTCATGTGCTTACGGGCAGCGCCGGACACGATGGACTGGCGGAATATGCCGGGCAAGCAACGGTCATGCACCCGCTCAAACTTCTCCTTGGAGCCTACCAGGACGAATTCACATTGGTTCTTGAACTCGCCCTTGCTGGGCCGGGCCGTGGGATTGTCCCAGACGACGATTCGCCGCCATTGCCAGCCTCCGGCTTGGAGGGCGTCGCTCATGGTGGGGAGCTGCCGCCAGTCGGTGAACATCATGCACACCGATCCAGGCTTGGCCACTCTGTAGCATTCGGCCAGCCAGAGGGTAGCCCAGGACATGAAAGAGCGCTGGTCGCGGCTGTCTCCGCTGAAATCCGGGAAGCGCTTCTTGGCGTTGGTGCTCTGGTACTTGTCCGACGTCGCCCGTTGCTTTTGGCCGAGGCTTACGCCGCCGCTGGAATACGGCGGGTCGGTCAGGATCGCGTCAACGCTGCAATCTTCCAATGTGCCGAGGATGCCCAGGGCCTCGCCCTGGTACACCTTGGCGTCTCCTATCTGTATCACTTCACTTCTCCGAGCGGTCCTCCTGGGACTCTCGGCTGGGACTCTTGGTCCTCAGATTGTTCATGGCCCGGCATTTCGGACACTTGATGCTCAGTTCTCCTCTAATGTCTTCCTTTGCCAGTAAGCGGTTGCATCGCCAACAGCGGAATTCCTTCATTTTGCACGTCTTTACGGTTGAGCCGTCACCTGTTACCTACTTTTCACCCTGATCAGGGGAATGGAGCAGCGGGCTACGGCCTGTGGAGCTGTGTAGCAGCACAGCGCCAGTGGGGGCGCGCAATCGCCCCCGCCTGTTCCTCTTGGACGGCCCGCCGGATCAATCCGGCGGGCCATTGTCTTTTCAGTTCATATTCAATTGTCAACGAGCTATGTGGTCGTGGGCTATGCTGCGGGCTTCGGGTATTCATCCCGAATGGCAGCGAAATCAACCTGCATCTGATCCCACAAAGTAGTATCGCCCGCCTCTTTATCCTGCATGGCCTCCAGCTGCTTATGCATGGGCCACTTTTTCAGGTACGCCTCTCGTCGCAGACGCTTGTAGCTTTTTCCTTCCATGATTTACCCCCATTGCTCGGCAATCGTGTGAACACGCTGCTCTTTCAGGTTGAATGTTTCGATCTTGAAGTTCATGGACGTACCAGCTGGTTGGCTAGTGAGGTCGGCATTTGCCTTGTAAAACTGATAGGAACCGTCATAGTCAGCGACCATTTCAATGGTCCCTTCCGCCCAGGTAGTTCCGCCGTCGCGGGTCATAGATACTTTGCAATCGGTTCCCATGGTCACGACATCCACGGCCTGGTGGATGAAGTACAGGGTTGCATCATCGGGTTGGGCCGAAGCTGTGATGGAGGCGGCAGCCGTTGCGGCCATGTTCATCTTTTGACGATCAGCGGCAGCCAGAATCTTGAACTCCATTTCTTGCCACCAATTGTTGGTGGTATAGCCCTCAACACCAATCATGCGCCAATAACGATGAGCACCAACAGGAGCCAACGGGATATCCTGGGTGGGCGTGTCTCCACCTTTGAGGAATGTGCTTCCGGGAACGTCCGACCAAACCGAATTGTCGTCTGAATATTGCCATTTCCAGGTACCATCTGTGGCCATCCAGTAACCACGGGCTTCGCTTATATACTGAGGGGCACCAAAATCAAACGTGATCGTCTGACCCACAACGGGTGTCACCGACTTAACCGTGATACCACTGCCTGTTGTGCCATTAATCAAATAAGAGCCAGGCTCGCCACCATTGGACGTAAAGGACATGGTCACGCCGATCTGACCGGTGCGATCTCCCATGCCCATAGGGTTGTCATAGCTAGTAGGCGTGACGTTGGTGATGAGCGATCCGCTGGTATCGTAAAAGGCATTGGTCAAATTCATTTCAGACGCTGCACGAAGCAGCCACTCATAGCCTTCGACGAGACTCCCGGTTGCGAGTGCGGTGTACTCGGCTATCCGGAAGGCGTTAAGGATAATGCCATCGCGAGCGATCAAGTCTTTGGCCTCAGGGGCAGGAATGGCGGCAATCATCGACTGAATAGCCGTTTTGAGCTGATCCTGTTTCGTCTCATCGAGCACAATCCCTTCCGCCTCGATAACATTTGCAATTTCCTCCTGCACGTCGTTCAACCATTTAGCTGACACTTCGGTTGCAGGCACTCCCTGAGCCGGGTTCCCTTCCGTGAAGAGATTGTTCTCAGTCGCGCTACTGGTTTTGATTCTGTCCATTACTAATCTCCGTATGCAAAGGTTACGATCGTATGAGCCGGAGCAAGCCGCGAGATGTGACACTCAAGCGCCTCATTGCCCCACTTAGCCAAAGGATCACCGGCAGAGCTCCCGCCAGCAACAAAGGGTTTCACGATCTCTTCCGGCCCACGCATTAACCATGCGTGCGTCCAAGGTTCATTTGTCAAAGGCTCTCCGGCAGACGATTGACCAGCACGAAAAGGGCGGAACTCTTCCACCGTTGCAGCCACGCCGAGGGTTGCGGCCGCTTCCTCGAAATAGGCCGGACTCTGGCCCCCCTGGGCGGTGATTACGAGGTGCGCCGATTCTCGGCGTTCCTGGATGGTCTCCGATGCCCTGGAGCACTGACCGGGAAGGCCGCAAACGCGTTCCCAATCTGAAAGCAGTTCGGTGGCGGTTCGGGGATCGAGCTCGATAAGAACGTCATCCGCGCGGCCGTCGACCCTGGCTTGCTCATCGGCCATGGCCAACAGGAGCAAGGCGAACACGCTCTCCAACTCTGTAGGCAAAGCCTTGCCGGGAGGAGCCAGAGCCAGCAGTTGATCACGGTACTGTGCGGCGTTCATCATGACAGGTCTCCCCAGGTGATGGTTCCGAGGACCGGAATCTGGCCAGTGGTATGGTCGACATCCGCCGTCGGCGAGACGAGGACGTGATCGGTCTCGCCCATGGCGATGGAGATGGCTTCACGCAGATGGCTAACCAGGATCGTCGCGCCGGGAACAGCCTCGCGTTTGAGAAGATCGGAGAGTTCCGCTTTCACGGCAGCCTGTACCGCCGCGCTGTTGGGGTTCAGATTGATGGTGGGATTCATGGCCACGGGCACGGGCGCGATGACAGTCACGTCAGCGGTCACAGGGCGTACATTATCTATATAAGACTGCACCGCCGTCACGGACTCCGCGGAAGGGATACCGTCTGCGGTCAGACCGTCGGTCATGAAGCGGACCGTCACGGTACCGGCGCCGAGCTCGCGAGGGTACGCCCAGGCGCGGGAAACGCCAGCGACATCGAGCGCCCATTCCACATAGTCGAAATCGGCTCCACCATGCGGAGCCTGGCGAATTCTCGTCAGAAGCCGGGAGCGCAGATCATCGTCGAGTTCCGTGTCGGCACCGCCAGCGAGTTCGCCGGTGACGGCCGTGCTCTGGACTCCGACAACAGGAGACAACAACTTGAGCTGAGTGCCTTCGGGAGCGTTGGAGTCTGCCCCGGCCACGATTGCCTCGATAGACACTTCCGCGGTGCCGCCAGCGACAACTCCCTCGGTGGTGGTTTCATATTCAAAACCATCGCCCCGTTTCCACAACGTGCCGATCGGGAGAACGCTTCCATCCGATCCGTTGAACGTGATGGGCCCAGAGGACTTTGACGAGGCTTTGCGCTTCTTGCCCCAAATAGAGGCCCAACGCTCAAGGTGTTCTTTCTCGGCCTTGTCCGGCATGCCCTGCAAGGCTATCCAATCAAGGTAGCCGTACAGGCCATGAATGGACCCGGCCTGCATCTTGGCCAGTATGTTGAGCAGAGCACGGCGCAAGGTGGCATCAGCTCCATCAAGGCGGCTCTCGATGTCGGCCACGGCGCGGCTGATCAGTTCCGACAGGTTCGGACGCTCAAAAGGCATTACATTCCCTCCCAGAGGTACTCGAATTTATACTCGATGGCGGGAGCGTCCGGACGCACTATCCTGGCCAGAAGGCCGAGAGTGCCGGTGCGGACCCACCACGTTTCAACAGTTACGGACTCGGCCACGGCATCATCCACCAGCCATGCCAGGGCTTCCTCGGCATATTCCCGCGCCTTCAGGAGCACAGAGGGCATCTGCTTTTCCCGGCTGAGAAGCCAGAGGCGCGAGCCGATCTTGTCGTCTTCCATCTCGGAATAGGCATCGGCCCACCATCCCCGGCGATCGCCGGTATTGTCCGGAAGGACATCGTCGGGATCGGCGCGGCGATCGACGAACAGGGACAGGACAACGGCGGTTTTCAGTCCGTCATCCCTGACAAGGGCCAAGTCCTCGATGGCGAGGTCGGCACCCATCTCTTTCCAGATCAATCCGGCGTCCATTTACTGCTCCTGATTCGGCTGGCCAGTGGTTCCGCCACTGTCACCCGGATGGTCATGGTCATTGAAAACTTCGCGCATTCCGCGCACGGTCCGAGCGTTGCCGGAACCGGCCCGGTCAAGGATGTCGTCCTGCGCCTCGATCCTTCCGAGAGCACGCACAATCGGAGTGTCCAGGATCAGTTCGTTCCCGGCCTTCATCTTCACGATCTTGCCACGCTGGAAATGGATGTAGTCCCCTTCATCGGTGTACAGAGCCACCTCGCCGCCTTTCATGCCCTTGAGTCGGTACCGCCGATCATCCACATTGATGACGACAGTGTGCGATCGATGGCCACCAACGGACAGGGTGATAGCCTCGGCTCCGGGATGCGGAACAGAGGTGAAACCGTATTGCTGGAAACGCTCCAGCTCATCGAGCAATTCATCGCCCAGAATACGGGCCTGGAGCTCCTGGAGGGTGGTTTCGTCGTCGATCAGGGTCAAAACGGCACGGGAAACCATAAGCGTGATCCTGTTCCTGATCGGCCGGAGCATCTTGGCTACGGTACGGACTACCATGCTTCGTCCTCCCCAGGCTCGGGCAGCTCAATGTGCTCGAAAGCCTCTCGCGGCAGCACGTCCAATCGGGCGTTGAAACCGCCCTCATCAAGGGTCAGATTGACCCCGGATATGAGGCGATCGCCATTCACGCCCAGGAACGAATCCTTGACCGGCACCATGAAGCCCGGCTGCCAGAGACCGCCGGAGTGATACCAGCCCTTGACGGTATAGGTGATCCGTCGGCTCCGGCCATAACGAACATTGCGTTCCCACTGTGCCCGTTCCTTTGCGGACGATTCGTCCACCTGTTCCTCGGCCAGCAGGGTCAGCGGCCGATGACGCTTGATGGCCTTATCAGAGGCCGTGCCGAGCGGATGCGCTGCGTCTTCGGTATTCCATTCGTCGGTGCCAGCCATCTGTCCCTTGACCTGGTAGCTGCTGAACCGGTCCCGATGGGAAAAATTGCCATTCGCCTTGAAGACGTTTCGACCGAGTTCAAGGGCATCGCTTATGCGCTGCGTCCCGGTCCTGGACAACACCAGGTTACCGAGACCATCAGAAAGCAGGAGGACGGCACGGATACGCGCTGCCGGTTCCAGGGTGTCGAAAATCGAATCTCCCTCATTGTTCTTGAGGCGCGAGAACTCGCCGCCGATGTCAGTGGCCACTTTGACGCCGACACCGAACGGCTTGCAGAGATCAGTGGCCACCTGTGCCAGAGTCCTGCCGGAAAATTGGGTTGAAGGGGCGGAACAGTCGATCAGGTCTCCAGTCTTGTCGCGTCCGGATACGGTGACGGTGTGACTCTTATCTCCGTAGTCTATGCTGACATCGTCGACGTACCCGATGATGACAGGCGTTCCGCTCACCAGCACGGTGCAGGCCGAACCAGGCGCGATCGGACGGACAACGTCCTGGCCACCCCATCGTTCGGTCACGCTGAGCTCGAAGGTAGCGGCGAGCTGCTCCAGTCCGCGTCGAATCGTGATCCGCTTCCAGCCGCCGAACTCGCGGCCGTCGATCTTGAGGCGCACGTCCGGGCTATTCATTGGTCAAAACCTCCAGCGCTCTGCCGCCGGGTACGGCTCCTGGATGGCGCACACGGTTGCGGGTGCAAATCTCGTCAGATCGCGTTGCATCACCATAAATGGAATGGGCGACCACCAGAGCGGGAACCGTTTCGGCGGGCTGATACGAGGTCAGACGCGGGAGCGAAGAACGTCCAGCGAAGTCCTTGACCACAGCCACACGCAGATCGGTCAGCGATAGATAGACCGGATCGGTCGCCACGGCCGCTTCATCCTCCAGGCCATCGGCGAGGAGGTCGCGAGTGGCCAGTCCATCCTCGTACGTTTCAAAGGCCATGGCGGACACGTTTCTGGCACCTTCGGCCAAGGCGACACGGCGCACCAGAGCGGCCACGGCCTCGGCATTGGTCTCGGCCTTGGCACCCATGGTCGAAAGCGGTGAGGAAGCGGGTGCCGGGTTGGAATATGAGAAGAGGCTCCGGATCACGGCAAGCGGATCGGTCAGGCCAACGGTCAGCAAACTGGTGATGACACCGACAAGACGACTGGCCAGAGAGCCGGGCGTGGCCAGAAGCGTGGAGGCATCGCCTTTCAGACTGGCCACTTCATTCGACACCTGGCTGACCAGGTTCACGGGCAAAGCGGTCTGATCCATCGTTGCTTGTGCAGCATCGAGAGCGGAACCGATGCGCTCCAGGGCCTCGATACGAACCCACTCCGGCCCTTTGGTGTCAAACGTTTCGGAAAACTCAACCACGGATGTTTCCGTCACTGCATCGGCCGATTTGCTGACGGCCCAGGACGTGTCCGCCTTTTCGGTGGGCTCAGCGGATTCTCCACCTTCGCAAAAGGTGATGGAGAACGTGGCCATACCACCCTTGGCCGTGGTTTCGGACAGATTGAACTCCTGAACATCCACGGTTCGGGAGCCGAAATATGGGTGGATAAGTTCTCCGGGCCCACCAGCTTCCAGAGCTTCCAGGAGGGCATCACGCGCGGCCATGTAATCCGTGCCCAGGACATATCCTTCAAGGGTGAAAACTCGCGCTTTGCGCCCTAAATCTTCGTTGTACGGCTTATCCCTTTTCGGAAATTCATTGACCGCCAATCGACGGCCGCCAGTGCGCTTGTGCGCCTTGACGAAAAAGGGCTTGCCCCGAAAAGAGGCGTCTCTCAGCTGATCTTTCCAATTCATCGGCCAGCTCCCACCATGTAAAGTCCGGAGTCAATATCGACTTCCATTCCGCGCGAATCCAACTGGGTGACGCGAGTGCGATCATCGCTGACCTCGATGCGCATCTTGGCTTCGGGGCGTTCCTGTTCGTCTGGAGAGGTCAGCCACTCGCCAGCCAGATCACCGAGCCAGCCGCCGGCCATGGAGCCGAGCATGCCGCCCACGACCGTACCGACTCCCGGCAGGATCACGGAGCCGATGGCCGCGCCCAGAGCGCCGCCGCCGACACTGCCGGCAGTGGACAGTCCGGCCTGGGCAGTGCGCCCCCATTTCTGCGAGGATGTCATTGAATCATCGGTCCAGGCGTCCGCAACATCGACCACGGAGCCGACAGTGGCCAGTGCCGCACCAGCCATACCCAAACCACGGGCAGCGCCACGGTTGCGGCCAAGAAATTTTGCACCTCGACGAAGCCATCCGGACCGACCGGCCCGGGCGCCTTTCGCGCCTTTGCCGGAGCCGCCCTGCCAACCGCCGCCATATTCACCGGGCATCATGCTCATCTTGCTGTTGACGACATAGACCGGGATGGGCCCGGAGCCGCCAGCCAGCCCGCCGAGACCGCCTTTCAGCTTGCCGCCGAGTCGGGAAAGGATAAGTCCACCCACGATCTTGGCCGTGCCGAGAACGGCGGCACCGGTCACGGCTCCGCCAACGAGCATCTCGGTACCGGAGACTTTCTTGTCGTCCAGGACATGCTTGATTGCTCGGTTGATGACATCGTTGATGGGCTGAGAAAAATGGTCGGCCGCTTCGCCGAGGGCTTCCTTCAGGCGCGCTACCTGGTCAACGGAGTTGTCCAATGCGTCCGGCAAGTCCCGAGCGATGGTTCCGGAAGCGTCCTTGATGGTGGCGGCCATGGTTCTGGCGCTGGCCAGCGAATCACCGCCCAGAAGCATGGAGAGGCCTTTTCGCGTGTCCAGATCAGCTTCACCAAAAGCGGCCTGGATGAAGCTGTCGCGCTGGAGGTCCGTTGTCAGCGTCCTGTACTTGGCGGCGATGTCATCGAGGACGTCGAAGGCGGCACGCTTCTGGCCAGCGTCATCGTAGAAGCTGACCTTTGTCACCTTGGCCGCCTTTCTCAGGTAGTTCTGATTGGTGAAGAGGCGCAGCGTGGAATCGGCCAGGGTTGCGAGTCGTTCGGGATTCTTCTCGATGAGGGAGAGCTGCTCGATGAAACCGAGGGTGAAATCAAAATCGAGGCCAGCGCGCTTGGCGTTGACACCGACACGGGCAAAGATGCCTGCCAAGTCTTCCAACTCGGCATTGCCCAGGCGACCGGCCACGGTCATCTTGTCGAGGAGCAGGGCCGAGGTTTCCACTTTGGTCAGGTCGAAATCAAAGGCCTTGGCCGCCACGGTCAGACCGCCGGTCAGGACTTCGGACTGTGCTCCGGTGACGCCCATGGCGCGGTTGACGTTGGTGATGGTAGCGAGAGCTGCTTCCCAACTGAGGCCGGACTGAATGAGATTGTCAAAGCCGGTCAGGAGATTTCCAACGGTGATGCCCGTCAACTGGGACATGATATGCAGCTCTCGACGCAAGAGAGCGGCTGCCTTCCGCGTAGCACCGGCCGTTTGAGCCGTTCTGATAAGCCGCTTGTCGAGGTTGCCCGAGGCCATTACCGCTTGCGCGCCCTTGTACGCTACTCCCATGCCGCCGATCGCCGCCACATAGCGATTGCCCATGGCATCGAGGCCGCGGCCGGTCGCAAGCGCGGACCGACGCAGCATATCCATGCTACGCGATCCACGCTTGGCCATGTTGCTGATGGCGTTGGAATAACTTCTGGCCTTGCCCTGGAGATTTCCAGCCAGGTCCAGAATGACGGAGGTGCGCAAATTGCTCATGAGACCCCGAGGTGTTGCAAGTATCTAATCAATCGACGAAGAGGCAGTCCGAGAAGCTCGGCCTCGGACCACCCCGTATTTTTGGCCATGCGCAGGACCAGCTGCTCGATGTCAGCTCTCCTGCTCGCCAGTTCGCCCCCGCTTGTCCATCTTTGCCTTGGCGACTTCGGCGTCCAGGGCTGCATCCATGGTATCTGCTGCATCCTGCAATGCGTTCAGGTCGAACACGCTGAACCGTTTGAGGGTGGCCACATCCACGGGGCCGTCTACCTTGTCTCCGATCTTGACAACCTGGCGGCGTAATACGCCCAGGCCGACGAGAGAAGGGCTGGCTATGAGCTGCGGACCGTCCGGCGTCATAATCAGCTTTTCGGCCTCTTCCTGGGCCTCGATGACATCACCGGCAGAGGCTTCGCGAAGGATCACCTGGCGGCATTCCTCATCGCCGATCTTGACGGGCGTGGTCAGCTCGATGGTTTCGGTCTTGGACATTTAGTCCTCCTCGCAAGTGATTGCGGACATCTTGACCGCGATTTCGCCGCCCTTGGTCTTGAGGGAAAGCGGATCGAGCACGAATGCGCCGGTCAGAACCCAACGGGCGCCGGTGTCGGTCTCGAAGATCACGGTAGCGTTGTCGATGTCCTGGATTTCCTTCAAGGACGTGGCCTTGGTGTGGTAGATGGTGCATTCCATTTCCGGTTCCACGGTGGTTTCGGTGAAACCGTGAACCTTGCCTGCTCCCTTGACGGTCTCGCGGGACACGCCGCCGGGCTGGAGGGTTGCTTCATCTGCCGTCTTGTACTCGCGACCGTCGAAACGGATCACGGCTTTACCAGTTACCTGGTTCGGATTGTTTCCCATGATTTATCTCCTACAGAAGGAACTGAATCTGCTCTGCAAAGATGCGGAGCTGGTTGATGATGTCGGGCGGGCTCAGGACGTCGAGGCGATTGCGGTCATCCGCATTGCGCTCCACGACCAGGTCGGCCTTGTACTGGTCGAAGTTTTCCACCAGTCCCTTTTCCTCGAGCTCGCGGAACAAGGCGAGCAGCTCGGCCCGGATGATGGATGGCGTCACGATGGCCTGCCCGGCGCCGAACCTGGTGCCGTCGTCGGCCAGCTTGTGGCGGGGGAACTTCTGCGTGATCCGCGCGCGGGTGGCGTACCGCAGATAGCTGAGCGTGGCCGGAGTGGTCACGTCGAGGTAGCTCGGATCGGCGAGCCCGTAGGCATTTTTCTGGTAGGTGGTGATGGCGCGCTCGATGCGGACCACGCCACCGGAATCAACGGTGTATGTGGCCAGTCCGTCATAGAGGAGCAGATTGCGTTCCTCCATGGTCCAGCGATCGCCCTGGGCGGGCGGCAGGATGCCGGGAAGCGCCAGCGTCTGGAGCGGCCGTGCCGGATCGATGGCCAGAGAGCCGGATGCGATAACCGCATAGACGGAAGCCCAAATCCACGGAGGCATGGGCGAGGCTCCGGTGGGCATGCAGCTGCCGAGATGGGCATTGCGTGCGTTCCCCCAGGTGGAGGACGCGGAATGCGTTCCCTTCATGGCCATGTATGCCATGCCGTCTTTCATGTTGAGCGGACCCCAGCGGTCGAGCAGCTCGGTCTCCAATGCGGACATGTTGGCACCGTCCGTCCAGGGATTGACCAGAGCGTTCCACCATTCGTCACCGAAGGCGGCGATGGCGTCTGCGATATCCGGGTTGGCGGCACCGTTGGTCATACCCACGATGGCCACGGAAAGGCCAGCGGGATACACTTCGCCAGTGTAATAGTTGAAACGGATGTCGATATCGTTGCCGCATTCGCCCTTGTTGCGAGCGGTCAGGGTGATGACGCCGGCAGCGGCGGAGGCCGTGACGGGCAGATCGAGCTTGGCGTTAATGGCATCGGCCAGAGCGGTTGCGGCTTCGGCTGCCGTGGCAAGTGCCGCCACGGATGCACGGACGCGCTCACCGGCGATGTAGCAGCTGAGGACACCGGCAGCTGTAGCAGTTCCCGTCAGGGTAATAGTTCCGGTGGCGGCAACACCGGCACCGGCATCACTCAACGGGATGCACCAGGTTTCCATGTATCGATCAGCCTTCTTGATGGCTTTGACCATGTTGGCCAGCATGGAACCGCGGCCGAAAAGGTTGACGCCGTGGTCATCGCTCAGGACTCGTACCGGCTTGCCTGCCTCGGCCGTACCAGTGGAAAGCATCTGACCGAGGACAAGCAGCTTGTACTCGATGGAGGGCGTTCCGGAAACGGCGCGAGTGTTGTCGAACTCGATGTAAACCAGAGGCACCCGGATGTTGTCCGGGATTTCATTGAAGCTGATGGTCATGGGCTAGCCCTCCTTGGCGGGTTCAGCCTTGCCCTTGTCGGCCTTGGCCTGCTCGACCTTGGCTCGTTCGGCTGCCGCTTTCTTCACGGCTTCGGCAGTGGTTTTCTTGACATCGCCGGCCATCAGGCGGCGTCTCCAGTAACTGGTGTCGGGAACGGCATCGCCGCCATCAGGCAGCGGCTTTCCGTTGCGCGGGTCACGCACAATACGGCCCTTCTCCGCGGGTTTCAGGTAGAGCATCTTCATTGCCACGGTCGTTTCCTCCTACTCCCCGTCCTGGGGCAGATTGACCCGATCCTCGGCTTCCGGAGCGTCGTCCTTAATCGGGAATCGGGCATCAAAGGTTTTAAACAAATCAAGAGCCGCCAGCTCGTTCTCGGTCATGGCCTGGCCGAGTTGCATGTGCTGCCGCCAGGTAATTGCCCACATGGCCACACCGGCCTTGTCTATGAGGGCGGAAAAAAGATTGTCGGCCTGAACTCTCTCAGGAGCGCCCAAGGTTTCATCGAGGCTCCAGCTGTTATCCGGAACGATCAGGGACAGCATGTCCACGATGGCCAGAGCAACCTGGTCACGTTTCGCGCCGCGCTGATCCTTGGCGACGATGAACGCACCCCAGGCCACGGTTGCCTCGTAGCTTCCAGAGCTCTCTTTCAAATTGCTGAATCCGAGCGAGGCCACATATATGGCCGGAGCCTTGGACGACACGCGCCTGAGCTCTTGCAGATCAAACCGTCCGCCATGCGAGGCGCAATGAACGTTCTTGGGGGTTGCCGTATCGAGTGTCTCAACAACACCGTTGCGCAGGGTTTCCAGGCTCATCGCAACTCCCTCATTTGGCGATCCACAAAGTCATCCACAAGGGCGACCAGATCGGTTTCGTTTTCAAAGGAGATGCCGAGATACGGCCGGGCCGGGATCGTGATCCGGCGGCGGCTGCCGACCAGAGACATGTCCAATCCGTGCTGATGCGCGGCGGCATAGACCAGATTGGAGCCGACTTCGACGTCATCACCGGTGATGCCCATGATGTGCTCGATGGAATCATGAAGAGCACCGGAGGCCATGAGCAGACTCTGCCCTTGGTGGCGCGTTTTCGCGTGGCTTTCAGACCATGCCGGCCATTCCTTGCCGTCTGCATCGGTCTTTTCGGAGTCGATCCGGCGCTGTGTCTGCGAAACGACAGCCGCGCCCAACTCATCCATGAGCGGGCGGGTGTCCATATCGCTGAGCTGCGCGATCCGGTTGGCGAGACGTTCAAGACCTCGCGTGTCAACTCGCATGTCAACGCTCATCGCAAGCCTCCACCACGGCCGCGGCCGAAGACGCGGGGTGAGCCACTGACGATGGCCGGCCCCGAGGCAGCCCCGCCCGACGATTCATGGATCGCGCCGAGCGATGTCTCGCCCTTAGCAATGCTGCGAAGCGTACCCCGCGCGTCCTTGTATCGCGTCCGAATCTCCTCGGTGACCAGCGCATCGTTGTTGCACATGCGGTAAATGGCGATATCCACCGCCACCTGAACCAGGACCGACGGCACGGTCGCCAGAGGCAAGTCGTAGACCTTGCCCACATGGAGGTCGATTTCAGAATCGGCATCCGCGAGAGCGCGGTCCGTTACCTCGACGTCAGCGATGCCGTCACCATCACGGTCGGCAAGGATCAGCAGCTGATCCTTGCCGTACCGGTCTATGATGTCCTGGGTGGTGGCGTATGCCATTACTCGTTGTCCTTCTTGTACTGCTCGTAAGCGGTGGAGACTTCATCGCCGGATACGTCGTATCCGAGCTTTTCAACGACAGAGTTAACGCGGGGCGTTCCTGCCTGGGTGAAGTCGGTTTCCTTGTTCAGTTCGCCGATGGCCTTAACGATGGCGGACATCAGTTCATCGATGTTCTCCGGTTTCGTTATCATCGGTTCATTGTTGGTCTGAGGAGACTTGGTAGGCGCGGCCTTCTTGGCTTCGCCTTCCTCGCCCTCGACCACGACGAGCATAGGTTCCTTCTTGAGGGCTTCCAGTTCCTCATCGGTGAATGTGTCGGCGGGATGGGTGGTCGGTTTGGCCGAGTGAGCCATACCGCACCGGCGAAAGCCGTCACGCTTGGAGGTAATGGTGATAGTCATGGATCATACCTCCGCTATGCTTCGCCAGTGCTGCCCCAAGCCATCTGCCAAAAGGCGTAGCCGCCAGCAGCGCGGGCTTCGGCGCCGAACTTGAAGATCGCACGGCTGAACACATCGTCCGCGGACATGTCGGTCTGCTGAACGAAGACGGGCTTCTTGCGTTCCTGGTAAACGAAGGGCTTGACCGGCCTGGAGGTGTCGAGCAGGAACCAGGCGGTGTCGCTGGTCAAGTAATCGCCGACCACGACCTCAGCCGTTCCCTTGTAGGGATTGGGCTTGCCGTCTTCCAGTTTGTCCACGGTCATGAGCAGGTTGGCGTCGTCCTCCAGCGCCGGAGGCACGAGCAGGATGGTGGGCTTCATGCCCAGCGGTCGCCCATCCTCATCCTTCAGCTTGCGCATGGCGGTACGCGCCGCACCGTAACTGGCTTGGGCAGCCGCCAGGGTGGAGATGTTGAGGGCCATGGTGCCCTTGTTGCTCACGCTTTCCCCGTTCACCGGGTGGTCGGTGTCAAAGAAATACTGACCATCGTAACAGGTGGCAGCGAAGCCGTTGTTGACCAGATCGAAGACGATCTCGTCGGGGAGCGTCTTGGCGCTGTATCCTGCCGACTGCGCCTGAGGAGCATAGATGCCCAGGTTGTCATCCTCGATGTCGTTGCGCTTCACGGACACGGTGGCTTCCCAGTCATCGTTGGTCACGGTGTACTTGAAGGCCTCAAGTGCCTTGACCACTTTCTCGCCGACCCACTTGCGCATACGCGGGAAGTCGGACAGCCAAGAGTAGTCATTCTGGCTGGAGGAGGACGGCACGAGCATGGCGATCTTCTCCCAGGTGGAAGGAGCCTTGTCGAACGCCTTGTTAAAGGTCGCTTTCAGGTTGGTGAACACGTCACCGATGACACTTTTGTTCACGAGCAGCCCCGCCATACCAAAGGCGGGAAGTCCATCCATGGGTGTCATGGCTCCGTGTGCCGAGGCAGATTCGGGAACAAGGGAACAGGCCAGACAGGCTCCGACAAGCAGAACCCAGGCCACGGCGGTATTGAAAAAGCGTTTCATATTTTGCTCCTTGAGTTACTGGACCCAGACGCCATCGGAATCGATGCCGATAACGATACCGGCGGGAGACAGCGTCGAGGTGCCGTCGGTCTTAGCGACGGTCTGGTCGTCTTCGATGTAGCAGGGCTTGCCCAGGCTGGCCTGGGTGACGGGATCGCCAGCGGAATTGGCGAACTTGAACGCCAGCAGGCGGTGAACCAGGACTTCCTGAGCACCGTCTCCGCCGCCGGAGTTGTCCACCTGTTCCTCAGCACGGCCGAGATAGGTAAGCGTGGTCGATGCTGCACCGGGAACGGCATAGCCGGCGGCGTTGGCCGCCACGATGCCCCCGGCATAAATCTTGACTCCTGCGCCCACGGGCACGGGAACCAACTCGCCGTCACGCTGAGGGGTGTTTCTGTCTGCGGTGAGGTTCATGGTTTGCATTTCTCCTTACCCGGCGTACTTGGCCAGGTCGTCAGCGGTGTTGCCGAACTGGTCGGCGATGTGGGTCTGTTGCTGGTTCAGAGCCTTGCCCTTGTCATCGGGTTCGTCCGGCAGCTGCGGATCATCGATGACCTGCGGGGCCTTCTCTGCGAACTTCTTGAATTCGGCCAGGCCGTCCTCATTGCGGCACATGGCCATATAGAAGTCCTTGCTTGCCGGTGCGATCTTGCCGTCCTTAATGGCGGTGTTGACCGCAATCTCGATCTCGCCTTCCAGGTCGGCATCTTTGCGTTCCTTGAGGCTGGCCTCGGCGGTCTCAGCGCGGTTGATGGCCTGATCGTAGTCCGTGCGCGGAACGTACTTGGTCAGATCGATGGTGCCGCCAACGCCCTGAGCGTTGTTCATGCCCTTGTCATCACCGGCCAGAACCTTGGCCTGAGCGATGACCTGATCCGTTCCTGCATTTTCCTCCAGGCCGAGAACTGCGAGCAGCTCCTTGGTCATGGCCCGATTGCTGGCCGTGTCCAAATCTCCCTTGAGTTTGGCAACGGCGTCCTGAATCTCCTGATCGGAAGCCGTTTCCGGCAATCCGAGCAGACGGCACAGTGCCTTTTTCATGGCGTCTTCCTCCATGTTTGCCGCCCGCCGGTTAAGAGCCGTCAGGCGAAGGTTGGGTTTATTGGTCAGACCGGCAGATTCCAGAACCCGGATTGCGCGGTCAGTCTTGGTGTAAGAAAAGACGGGAGAGAGGTAGCGGTATTCGCGGCTTTCAATCTGGGCTCGGGCTCGATCCGTCCACTCGACCCTGCCCCACAATGCGCCGTCTCGATCTTCAAGCTCCTTGATCCATCCGGCAGCGGGCGCTTCTTCGCCTTCCGCCCCCTTGATCTCGGTGGCATGCTCGCGGTCGATAACCACATCGATGCCGTCGAACTTGAAGCGGTTCATCACATGAAATACTTCGTAACTGGTGAACTTCCATTCACGACCATCACGCCCCTTGACGATGGGGCCGGCGGGAATCAATTCGACCCACTCGGGAACATCGGCAGAGAGCTTTACGTTGAGAGCGAAAAGGAGATGTTTCATGGCGTGACCATGGCAGGATCGGCGGAGCCAGTCTTGTAACCGGCGTTATAAAACCGGCAGAGAATGGAGCCGGGGAGCTCTGGATGTGGGGCAAAACAGTGGTCGGCGAGCTGATCCGACAGCGTTCAAAACGATTCATGAACGCCCGTAGAGGCATTTTCTCTAGAAAAGCTATAGACAGCGACACCCCGAAGGTTGAAAATGCGTTCTGAGGCGTTTTCGGGCAACTCGCATTGACGCGGGAAGCAGAAGGCCTTATTGTACTATCAAGCTGGTTGCGACACGGTGATGAATCTCCCGGCCGTAACACGATGCTCGCATCGGAGTGCAATGCAGGGTTTCCGGTTCAACCGGGTGGGAGGCCCTGCCAATCAGCGAAGCGAACCCCTTGCCTCGGCGAGGGGTTTACTTTTGGCGGCGGCGCAGGCGCAAGACCTCGCGATCCTTCTTGCCGGCATCGGACGAAAGACGGCGGAAGCTCGTCATGAACACGGCCTTGCCGGACTTGGTGGCCTTGACCACGGTCACGTATCCTTCTTCCTCAAGTAGATAGACCAGCGCCTGAGCTCCATCCTGGATAGACTCTCCGCGATCAAGAGCATCCTGGATGATGCTGTATTCCTCGAAAGTCAGTTCCGGGTGTTTTCTGAGTTGCTTGCCGATCGTATCTGGAGAGAGACGCACAAGTTGTGTCTTGCCGCCGATCCGCGCCGCGTCCGTCTCGTTCATCATGCCGATGGGAAAGTCCGCCTTGGGCGACTTCGCCCAGGTCTCTAACGTTTCCGCAGTCAGCTCACGGACAATCGCACCGCCTTCGGCTCCGGTTCCTGCCAGCTTTTCCGCGGCCAGCTCCAGGGTCTTGTTGAGCCGCCCAACCTGACCTGGATTATAGTCCCAACCGGGATCAATCCCCACGGGCACCTTGTGGACTTCACCGGTCCGTTTGTTAATCCATTCACGCCTTGTCACCTCCGGCGCCGTTGTCCGGACGCGAACGTTGGACGGTGTCCTATGGCCGGTCGGCAAACCTGTATCAGGATCGATCCTCTGTTCCGGTTCAGGAGCTCGAACCCCGTTTTTCTTCAAGCGGTCATGCTCGGCCTTGGAGACTTGGCGGACATGACACTTGCACCCCCATCCGTTGGGCGGCATGTGCGAACCCCAGAAGGAATCATCCACCGGCAAGAGCAATCCGTGGAACGGAACATGCTCGGGCCGGTGTTCGCGCGACGGGCCAAGCTGATACAGCAGATACGGCAATCCGGCCTTGGTGCGTTGGATGCGCTCCCATTGTCCTGCGCTACGAGCCGTGCGCATGTTGGTCTCGTAAATGGTCCGAAGACGGCGAGGGCTTCCCAATTCCACCAGGCGCGTCTTGCCGGTGGCTGGATCGAGCATTTCCTTTTTGCCCCACCAGCCCTTTTTCTGGAGAGTCGGTTGCAAGTCCTTGGCAAAATCGCGGAAGGTTCGCCCCTCGGCCAGAGCGCGATCCACTTCACTGCGGATGTCCGAAAGGATATCCATCTTGGTGGCTTTGGCTACGGTGAATGCGGTCGCATGCTCTTCACGCCATACGTCCCGATGATCGAATCCGGGCTTCATGCCCTTGGCACGGAACCAGTCCAGGGACTCCTTTGGTGTTCTTCTGACGAACTTGCCGGCCATAACTATTTCTCGACGTCGCCCAGGCCGCGAGCCTTGAACGAGGCCTCGGCAAGGGACTGCATGAATCTTTCGTCATCGATGTGACCGGATGTCAGGAGGTCGGAAAGGCCCTGCTCGAATTCCTCGAAGGTCTCGCACCGATCGGCGAGCTCAAGAACAGGGTTGACCATCGGGCTGACTATTTCCTCCCACTCATCCATTACATCCTGAGCAATCCGATCCATCTCCGCGTCCGCATCGATGGTGAACTGGCCGGATCGATTCATCGCCCGGTTGATGGCAGACTGAGGTGCAGCACCGAGGAGTTCGGCATCTTCTGCCGGATTGGAAAAGCCGAGGCGTTCACGAACGGCACTTGCTTCGATGCCGAGGTTGCCGAGCGGTACGACCTTGTTCAAAACTTCGGCAAGAGCCTTGATGTCTTCGGGCTCTTCTTCCTTGATCTTGACTATGGGGTATCGTTCCTGGATGCCAAAATTGAGATCGACGAACGGCTTAACCAGGTCACGGTTCACAGTCGCACCGACCTGACGGCCGTCATCGTTCTTGATGTCGAGGCGGACGTCATTGTGGATGTTGGCCTGAGCTTGGGAGCTGCCGTCATCCGTGGTCATGGTCTGCCCCAGGACGGCCTTGGAAAGCTGACGATCAAGATACTCGGCCAAGCGGTGGAAGAGCTCCTGCCCTCCGGCAGACTTGGCAGCTTCCTGGAATTCGATGCGCATGGAGTCCGGCAGAACAGCGGCCGCGTCCATGCCGAGATTGGCCACGGCTGTTTTGAGAATCTCGATGTCGCGATCCGTGGCGTCCTGTCCGTATCGGCCAACCCGCAGCGGCATGCCGAAAACTTCGGCAAAGGCCATCCAGTCAGCCAATGAGTATTGCTTGCACATCCAGCTCACGGCCGCGAGGCGGGCAAGCCCTGCGCGTACTGGAATACCCGACTTGAGATGTGGCATGTGCGCGATGAACTTGAACGGCGGCAGCGGCTTGCCTTCGTATGTCGCATCGTCATCGAGCAACCTGAGCTTCTGTCCTGATTCGCGATCAAAAACGAAGAAACGGGGATCGCGCCACACGTATTCAACCGGCATCCACTTGGAGCCGGATTGATCCCACATGATTTCACACACGGAATATCCCTTACCCAATCCATCCAGGAGGTCGGTGATCAAGCCGGGGAATTCCGGTCGTTCGACCAGGCCGCGTACGGCATCCGCGATTTCCACATCCTTCTTGTCCTCACTGGCGGCCGTGACCGAGGGTTCGATACCAGCAACGGCACGCTTGCGGGTGGACAGGACAGAGGCATAATGCGGATCTCGCTCCTCCATCTCTTCGGCAAGCAAAAGATACTCACGGGCATCACCCTCAGCGGCTTCCCTGAGAACGCGAGCGAGTCGCTGAGGAGTCAAACCCTGGGCGATGGAACCGTTATCCCAAATGGTACGAATGCCGGTCAGTGTCGGCGCGGCGTGTTCGCGCTCCAGTTCGGATTTAACGATGGGCCGGTTTCGATGATCGTAAAGGATGGGAGTCTTGGACATCAGATTATTCCTCGGCTGAATCCGGCGGTAATCCGCACGGGCCTGTTGTTGTCGTGATCGTCATCGGGGGTGCGCTTGGGAACGCCGTGATATGCGAACACCTCCTGTCCAGAATCGGCACCGGCCAAAGCCAGAAAACATGCCCAAGCGCGGTCGGCGTGCCCCGCTGCGTCTGATTCAGCAACGAATCGTGGTGCCCCTGTTGGAGTGCTTTCCCTTCGCAGTTTGTGGAGATCGTTCCGCATGGCGGTATCTCCCAAAGGAATCCGAAGGGTCCGATCATCAAATGCTTCTTTGCCAAGGGTGGCCATGTAGAGCTTTGTAGCCGGATTGAATATCACGCCCTGGACTCGAACCTGGCCATGACGTCTCTTGGCATCTTCGACCGGTTTTTCACCCATACCAGTTTGGTCCATGCGGCAAGCCACCACATGATACCGCGCAAAAACCTCATCCAAGAGGGCATCCTGCTCGGCGAAAGAAATTCTTTTGCGGACGATGACTTCGCGAGTCCACAAGACATCGCCAACCTTTTCAAACACCCAAATGACGAACAAATCACCACGAATGCCAATATCAACGCCTACAAAGCATGGTCCGCCGGTGTAGTTTGCAGGGATGCCCGCACGTTCGTGCTCTACTCCGCCAATCAAATCATAGGAGAGCCATGCCGAAGCTTCGTCTAACCATTTGAGTTCGTATTCTTGAGACCAAGCATCGGGATCACCAACACCATCGCGCAATTCCTGAATGTTGCGATCTAGTCCCATTCTCACGGCCTGGTGGATGTCCACATGGTGGCGACTCCAAACCTTGCCCAGCTTGGCATCAGTCATCAGTTCGTAAAATTTATTACCTTTGCCGTTTGGTGTGGAGACTACTCGTAGTTTAAGTCCAGGCTTAGAAATAACTGGAAAGAGTGCCGACCAAATTTTGCGAGAGTCAGCATGGAAGGCGAACTCATCGAGAAAGACATTGGCGGAGAAACCGCGGGCGGTATCAGGGTTGGCAGGCAGCGCAGTAACGCGGCTGCCATTCTTGAGGATAATTTCCTGAGCCTTAATGCTAGAGCCATCTTCGTATCGATAACCGGAGTCTTCCACGAGATGATCAAATGCTGTCCCCATGGCCCGCAGATGGAGTTTCAACCCTTCGTCCATAGCCTCTTTGGCTTGGCGTTCGCCTCGGGAGAGGATGACCCAACGTGTTCGCTCGCCCCTGATGTCGTGTTCGACCATGTCCTCCGCAATCTCCAGGGTGGAGGAAAAAGTCTTACCGGTCTGACGTGCGAACATTCCCACCTTGAAACGGGAGTCGTCATCCACCCATTGACGCTGGAAAGAATGGAGAACACCACTCATGCTTCGCCTCGATAGATGGCCTTGATGCGCTTGAGAACCTCTTCGGGAGAAGCCTTGCCACCGTCTTCCTTAGCGACTTCTTCTACGGCTTTTTCCATTTGTTCGGCAGCTTCGGCCCGGGCTTCCTCGCGCAGTTTGGTGATGAGATCGGCATCCTGCTTGGAGGCGCGGGCCAGGTGGTCCATGGCCTTGGCCATTTCCATGGCTCCACGCGGCGAAAGTGTTAGCAGGACGGATTGAGCGTTTTCGTCATCGCCTTCTTCGGTTTCGGTTCCATCGGGCAGCTGGCTCATCATGTCCAGCATGATGCCGTGCAGCAGCTCAATGTTGAGCCTGGCCGTCTTGGACTCCGGGGCGTCGCCGTAGTTGCGCACCATGGCCTCGGCGATCTCGCGGCTGCGCCGGATGCGCTCGGAGACCTTGTCGAGGCTCTGCTTGTAGCGGCCCAGGGCGGAGCGTGAAACATCCACGGCCAAGGTGGAAAGGTGCTCAACGATCTCATCCAGGGTGCGGCCCTGGTCAAGCAGCGCACCGATCTTGTCACGGATTTCCGGCGGCAGTTTCTTGATGGTGGATTGCCGGGGCATTGTTACACTCCAGGAACGGGGCGCTTGACGCCAGGAACGTGTGCGCGACCATCGGCCACGTCAGCCCCATGGCTGGTCAGCTGGACAATGCGGACATCATCCAGCTCTTTCACTTTCACGAGGCCCTGCTCGGTCAACCACGCGGAATCGGTTTCCACCTGATCCTGAGAACAGTTGTGCCCCAAAGAGCGCAGCCCGGTGGCCAGGACATAGGTGTTGGCCTCATTCCCTGGAGCCTGGTTCAACAGGCGCAGCAACACAAGGCGGCGATCCTCTCTCATCGTTTTTGCGAAATCCATTACTTGTCTCTCCCTAGATGGTGTTCAAGCAGTAAGGTGACGGGACGCTCTATCCGCTCCATTGTGTCGGCTTGAGCCTCGGAAGCGGTACGAAGAGCCTTGATGTCACCTTCCATGTCTCCCAGGCGCTTGTTGATGGCTTTCATTTCCTTGCCGGTGGGAACGGTCTGGATGGACAGTTCAGTGACCGTCACACGCTTCTCAAGAGCCTCCCTTTTGTCCTTGTGCTCCTTGCATTTCTCCTCGCAATCCTTTTTGCCCACGAACTTGGAGCCGAGATAGAGCAGCGCGACGGTCAACGCGATCTGGATCATGGTGATGGCAAAGGTGAGAATACGAGACCAGTCCGCAGCAGCGGCAACGGTTACGCTGTCCAAAACAGTTTCTTCGATCACGGCGTCACCTCCCCGGTGTTCAGGCCAGCGGCCCATTCGATCCAGGAGGCTACCTGTGTTTCCAGCTTGCGGGTGTATCGGCCCATGTCGCGGGCATGGGCAAGAATGTCTTCCGGTGTCACTGTTGGTGCTCCTGGAAGTATCCCGGCTTGAGCGGTTTGGGAGGTTCCGGCCTCATCATCAGCGCGGGCGGCGGAGGCGGGCACGGCGTCACCACGGTCACGGGCACCGGTTGCCTCGTTGTAGAGGCGCACCCACTCAGGGCCAAAACGGCAAGTGCCGTCAGCAGTATCAACATCTTTACTCGCATGGACGATCCTTTGGTTGGTCAGTTCACGGGACTGCTTTTCAATAGTTTGTTGGGCGGCCAGGTACTGGCTTTCCAGCTCGTGCGTCCGGGCCGTTGCAGCCTCCAGCTGCTTGCGGGCCATGGACTCGGCATGTGCCAGGGCGTGGGCGTGGCTCTCGTGGATCGCGGCCACCTCGGCCTGGCGTTCCAGGTCGGCGGCCTCGTATCCGGCGCGATAGCCGCGCCAGGCAGCTCCGGCCACGAGCAGGCCCACCACGATGACGGCGGCCAGGCCGATGGCCAGCTTCTTCCAGCCGCCTCCGGCCAGAGCCAGGGGAACGGAAAAGGGAATCATGGGCATACTCCTTTGCCCCATCCGGCGTTTTCGTACAGGGGTTCGAGCACCAGGAGGATGCGGCGCGGATAGCCACGGTTTTCACGGATGGCCCACTTGGCCCGGCCCGCATTGACCGCTTCCACCTGGTCCCACCAACGGGTCGGGTCCAAGCCAAGGGCCTTTGCCAACTTCTTGTCTTTGAAGAGCCAGCCCAGCCCGCCGTTGTAGGCGGACAGGGTCATGGCCATATGGTCGCATTCTGTGGCGCTCTTGATGCGTTTCCAGAGCCACAGGTCGTAGGCGGTCAAGGCGCGGAGCGCCCAGCCCGGATTGAACGGATTGGCCTTGCCAGCCTGCGGTGCCACCTCCGGCAGCCAGGTGGCCGTGGAGGGCATGAACTGAGCCAGCCCACCGGCACCCACAGGGGATTTTGCATCGGCGCGCCAAAGACTTTCCTGGTGGAGCTGCGCGGCAAAGGTGGCCACGGGAGCCTCAAACCCCCATTCCACACGGGCGCAGCGAATGAGCGTTGAACGGTACTGATAGGCACGGCGCGGAATATCCACGGCACTGGCCAAAGACGCCCACAGGATGAGCGTGAGCACAGTGAGGGCCAGCGCAAGCCACAGTTCCCAATGACGTCGGAACATAATTACAGCCCCAGCCCCACGGCCAGCATGGCGGCACACACGATGGCAGCGCGGCGGAGCTGGGCCGCCACAAAGGGTATCCAGTCAGCGGACGAGTCGAACACGATGGTGGTGTCAGATTCCGGCGGCTGCGTTTCCGCCGCCTCTACCAGCAGCCCATCAATGTCGAACTTGTGGGGCCGGGCATAGGGGAACAGGGCGCGGTCAAAGCAGTAACCGGCCAGCCCTGCGATGGTGACGAGGCTGATCTTGTAGACGATGACGGGCAGCTGCTGGGGGGAAATGAGTGCAACCAGGCAGAGCAGCAGCACGACCATGATGGCGGCGCTGGTCATTCTGGGCATCTTGGGGAATTTCATTACGGGCCTCCGCTTTGCGGTTTTGCGGAAGGCGGCCCAGGACAAACAAGGAAACACCTGGAACCGCCTTCCATTAGAAGGAGTTCTAGGTGCCCAAGTTAGGCTTTATGTGTGATTCGGTATTGTAACGGAGGTTATAAAAGAAAGGCCGTCCGACCGGGTAGCCCTATGCTATTACAGTTCAATCAGTACGCACTGCTCCACGTCTTCAAATGGACGATCTTGCAGAATAGAGACCGCAGCCCGTTTCGCCACGGATAGCGTCTTGCCATCTACACCGACATCGATGAAAACGTGATGGCCGCGGCTGCGCTTAACCGAGCTTGGCAAAGCGGCATCATCTTTGACTTTGAATTCAAGCGTTATCGCCGTTGTCTGTGCTCCATTGCAGAGGCCGATCTTTCGAGCTGGCTGCACACTCACGAAATCCATTTTGTCATAATACGTAAGAACCCCTGGAAAGTGCTGCTCTATGTCAGGCATGACCTGGGACAGCAACTCCACGGTTTCGGACGGCGTGCCAGCAGGAAGAATGAGCTTGTATTTTGGTTCACTCTCTGCGCCACACCCGATTAGAAAAAAAGCCAAGACCAAAACAATATAGAACTTTCGCATCACTTCCGCCCTCCACGCTACTGGACCCTCATCCCAGCATACAAATCGGCCCGCTACCGCTTCCGCCCATACGGGGCGGGCCACTCATGCAGATATCTACCGTATCCTATTTTTGCTTGCGCTCGGCCTTGTTTTTTTCCCCGGCAGGCCATGCAGCCGACTTCAAGGCTTCCTGATCCTGTCCGTCCACGCCGGACTTTGCAAAGCTGGCACCTGTCCGCTCCAGGATGCGTTTGTCCTCCTCATCAGAGGCCCGGTAGTCGGCGATAAGCATGGCCTCACGGGCTGAATAGTCAGCTGAAGGAGGTTCCCCCTCCCCAAGCAGCAGCCAATTGGCATCCAAATTAAAGTCCTGAATAAACTGCATCAAAAAATCAAGCTTGGGCGCGGTTACACCCGTCTCATAATTCGACAAAGTGTTTTTACCAAGCCCATATCTCT